GTGATGACGACATCTACGCTGTGAACTACAACATCCTCCGTGTTGAGAACGGTATGGGTGGCCTTTTATATTCTAACTAATTAATAAAACACCATGTGGAACTTAGTTTTCCTCCTCGCCATCGTTTTTGTATTGACGTACGATCCCAAATCCAGGACACTTGAAAAGTTTGTGGGCCAACCTACACCACCAACTCAAAAGTCTTGTGAACCTACGCATTACGAAGCCGTGCAATTTGCCCAAAGTCCCTATGAATGTCCTCCACCAGGACGAACCCATATGGGTGCTCTTACTTAAAAAGAAGGCACACAAATAATACATAATGATTCCAATGGACCGTGAAACCCTCATGATGATCGCCACAATTGTGGCGATTGCTGGTGTTGTCTTCTTATTTAAGGAGATGAACAAGGCTAAAACTGATGTTGAAAATCTTAAGAATTTCTCAGCCCATCTCGTGCACCGTCTCAGTGCACCCGAAGGGAAACCCGTACCCCAAACCGAACCTGAAATTGAAAAGGAAGATGCCGAAGAAAAAGAGGAGGAATAAACATATCCGTTTATTATAACTTGCGAATGCGCAATGAAAAAATACAAAGCTATAGCGATACCGGTCAGTTTTGCTGACGAAAAGCCTAAATTCCTCACAGTGAGGGATCGGCGCTTTAAGGATTGGATTTTTGTCACAGGGGGGTGTAGACGACGGGAGATTTTCAATCCCCTTCGTTGTGCCCTCCGTGAACTTGAGGAAGAGACTCGTGGTGTGGTTGCCCTCAAAAATGGTGAGTATACAGAATTTAAATTTACAGTCAAAGAGAGTCCAACGGTGGATTTGGAATATAATGTTTTCATCTTTTTTGTAGACTATACCAAACCCCAACAACAAACACTCGTAAGAAAGTTCTACGAGGAGAAACAAAAAACGAATCTCAAAAAAATTAACAAACAACCAATAAAGAAGACTTTTGATGAAAATGACTACATGAGTTTTGATACCCTCTGAGGAGTTCAATACCCGAAAGAGGTGGAAACTCATTGTAGACAATGTCCTCAGAAATCCAGAGTTTTATTCGTGTGTAAGTTCTCTCAATAGAAAAACATTCTCTATAAAGTAGAATGAAGTCAAAGTCTTACATTTTAATGCAGATTGGAGAGCTCCTCAAAACAAATAGAGGCCTCTGTCCAGAAGAGGTGGAAGAGTGGATAAAGGAAAATGAAGATAAGAAAGTCTACGAACTCCTCGTCATCAAGAAGGATCTCGCAGAATCACCTAAAGAGTATGCCGATGTTTCTTTTATGAGGTGGTTTAGAGGTTAGACGCGATACAAAGGTATGTTTAAACGGTGGTGTACACAACAAAAATTTAACAATGCAACCAATCTATCACATGTGCTCATGGACGGTGGTGTCCTTTCCGTGCCATTTGATAAATTGAACGAGTTCCACGAAAAGTACATAGAGGCTGTGAAGTCTGGTGAGAAACTGTTTGTCGTTGAACAGAAGAGTCCCAGGTACAACTTTTTCGTGGACATTGATTACAAAGATACCAGGTCCCTCACAATTGAGGAGATTCAGGATATTTGTAAGATCATATGTGACAAAGTAAAGCGCCATGGTGGTAAGGATTGTCTAATCTCTGTATCACCTCCCAAAACAGTTGGGCAGTATACAAAGACTGGCGTCCACCTCAACTGGCCAGAATTTGTTGTAGATCAACCATCGGCTATTGCTCTCAGGGAGCACATTCTCGTGGCACTCTCAAGAGCTAAAGGCGCTACGGATTGGAATGAAATTATAGACGCCGCCGTGTACGGTGATGTTCGTAGGAAATCCAAGGGGAGTGGTTTTCGCATGCCATGGTCCCACAAGATGGCAAAACATATGCCATGCGGTGGCCAGGGGTGTGAGGAGTGTGAAGGAAAGGGAAAAGTTGTACAAGTTGCCTACCTCCCTCTATTCATCTATAATCATGGACCCCTCAGTAAATTGACAAAAATTGATCCACAACCAAATTTGGATATTCTGAAAATGTCCTCCATTCGGACGGAACAACCGCAACACATTACAGTGGAGCCACCCTCTTCTGTCATAAAGGAGGGGTCATTCACCGATGCTCAAACAAAAGATGAAATTGAGAATGATGAGCTCAAGGGTCTCATTGAGGATTTCATTCAGAGGAATATGGAAGGTCAGTCTACTTCTGTGGTGACAAAACTTTTCAAACACAAGGAGACCTATCTCGTTTCAACCAACTCCAAGTATTGTGAGAACCTCAAGAGGGCTCATAGCTCCAATCATATATGGTTTCATGTCAGTGGTTCGTGTATAGCACAAAAGTGTTTCTGTAGGTGTGAAACGATAAGGGGGCGACGCGATGGTTTTTGTAAAGATTTCTATGGTCGCAAACATACCCTCACACCCAAGATTGTTGAAAAGTTGTATCCCAAAAAGGAGGATCTCAAAAAGTGTCCAGAAATCAAAAAGTTTGAGGAGAAGCCCCAAATCAAACAAAGTGATGTGAAAGGCCCCCTTGAATCTTTCATGCGCAGATGTATGAAATGTCCAGATGACACTCGCGTTGTAAGCATCACACAACAGAGGGGTGGTTTCACCGCCCTCACAACTTCAACATATTGTGAAACAATTGGGGGCGATCACCAAGATTGTACAATGTCCTATGTCATTAAGGGTAGTAAAATAACACAAAAGTGTCCCGTGTGTACAAAGAGTAGATCCAGAACACACGAACTTAGTGGGAGTGTTAAGGAAGCACTCAAACCACCCCCAAAAAAATAAAACACAACAGTAGAAGAATGGCTCTCATTCTCGTTGGTGTCACCGTATTTCTCGCGGCAAAACTCATCAACGATATTGAAATACCACAACCCATCCCCCAAATAGATGAATTTCATATGTATTCAGGGATTCACCCACAACTCTATAAAGATTATCTAAAATACAAGAGTGAGGGTCGTCATATAGATGCCCAAAACGCGCTTGAAGAGCTCGCACTGTATGCCGATTTTGATTTTAGGGAAGAAATACAAGAAAAGATACTTAAAAGGCAGGAGTCTTTATTTATTTAAATGGTTCAGACCAGGACACGATCAGGGCGACAGATAAAGAAGCCAGAACTCTATCAACCAGAAGAAGCTATTCTTGAAGACGATTACGCCCCCGAAGATCACGATTCCGATTTGGGATCTGATATTGACACTGAAGATGAATATTATTCCGACGATGAGAGTGATGATGACGATGATGAAGGTAGTTTGAAGGATTTTTTGGTAGATGACGATGAAGAAGAAAGTGAGGAAGAAGATGCTTAAAAAAAACAGAATCTATATTAGAAAATGGAAACTGATATAGGAAATCCAATTGATTACAATCCAGTAGAGGATCCATTTAAAGAAAAGGAAGAGAAGCATGAAGATAGTACACCTATAAACGAAGAGGAATACTATTTTCAACCTTCTGAAATGATGTATCCACCACAACAACAATTTCACGCATACCCAACAGACAGAAATGATTTTTTCTCAAATGTTGATAAGTCGGTATGGATCATAGCATTTGCTGTGTTTTTACTCGGCTTTTTCATGGGGAAAACCATGCAACCAGTGATCCTCAGGTACGCTTGAGTATCCGGTAAAGTTGCCTGTGTCTCCATAAATTGGAATGATCTTTCCTGTGATATCACGATTCATAACTTGAGTTGGATACATAGGTATGATGAACGCGTCGCGTGTATCCTCAATGAATCCGTGTGCTGTATCCACCTTAACTCTCCTACTTTTGTTTTTTGAAGTCACAATGTTACTTGGTTCAAAAAACAAAATAAAGAACGCACTAGTCAAAATAATGGTCAAAATTATTTTCCACATTTTGTTCTAAAATTAACGAATATTTAATTTAGGCTGAAGAGACTTCTGGTTCACCCTCATCCTTAGTTTCTTCAATCTTGGCTTCGGTAGAGGCTTCGGCGTCTCGCGCTTCACGCCACTTGCGTCGCTCTTCAATCTCCGCCGCAACAATGGCATCAGCTTCCTTCACGAGGTCTTCCATCTGAGCATCTGGCTTTTCCTTCTTGAGCTTCTCAATAACATCAGCTGGGTGGCTCACTGGTGGCTCGTCTGGTCTGGTGTAAAACATAGAGTTCTCGTCACCTGGCTTGACATATGACTTAGCTTCCATCATATCACGCTTACGCTCGTTGAACATACGCGCAGCTTCAGCTTGATTTTCCTTGTAACCGCTCATGATCTCTTCCAACTTTTCGTTTTGATAGTGAACATCTTCAATCTTGAGGGGATCTGGTGGAATGAGGAGCCACTTGTACATGTCAACAACATAGATGTCAAAGGTGCTATCTTCCTTTTGGAGACGCTTCGCATGCGCCGCAGCCTCGTCGCGGGAGGCAAAGGCGCCACGAATCTTGATACCAAACTTATCATTCTTCTGTGGAGCCTCTGGTCCGACAACAGAGAGGCACGCATACAATTGACCTGGAACGGTAGTGTAATCTTGCTCAAGAGACATGTTTATATCTTACACAATACTTAAAACTTTAAGCTACTTGTATTGTAAATGAGGACATTTTGGGATAAACAACCTGTGCCTCAAGAAGGTGCTGTATATGAAAGTGGCAAGGAAATTGAAAAGGAGAAGAATGTTGTAAATGAACCAATCAAACTTCCCGATGGTTTTTCATGGGATAAACCCAAACTTGAAGAAGCACACAAACTTCTGAATGCTCATTATGTGTGTGATGAAACTTTTAGATTGACATACTCCCTTGAAACCCTCAAATGGGCAGCTGAGATGTGTGGATACGAAAATAGAGGTATCCGCCACAATGATACGGGTGAACTCATTGGATACATTTCAAGTGTTCCAACAAAAGGTGAGAGTGTGCGAGGATGTTCTCAATATGGTTCAAATCAATTTTCTTTGTGTTCATCCCAACTATCGGGACAGGGGTTTTGCGCCAGTGCTCATCAGCGAAATCAAAAGAATCGCTAATACAAAAGGTGTGTGGCAGGCAGTATACACAGCCGTGACAAAGATACCCGGTTCTATAGCAAAGAGTTCCTATTGGCATCGTTTCCTCAATGTCAAGAGGCTTGTCAAGACTGGCTTCTACCAAACAGATCGGTTGAGAGAGAAGTATTTTGAAGTTCGTGGAAACTCCCAATTTAGGAAGATGACACATGAGGATGTACCAAAAGTCACCCGAATACTTGAAAAATACTTCAGTGACTTCAAAATGGCACCCCAAATTGACAGAGAGTGGGTTAAACATTGGATACTTCCAATTCATTCATATGTGAATGACGAGACAGACGATTTCATTTCGTTTTATGAAGTGCCATATGATCGCGTAGATGGACGAGACACAGTTAAACAAGTCTATGCGTTCTACATGGTTGGTAATGTGTACAACGACGCCTTTGTACTCGCGAGGAATCAAGGTTATGATGTGTTCAATACCCTTGATATTGGTCATAGGGGAGAAGACCTGGAAAAATTAAAGTTCCTCAAAGGTACTGGTCATGTATATTATTACCTATTCAATTGGCTTCCATCTTCACCATTTGGTTCTGAAGATATACAACTTAAGTTACCTTAAAAGAATGAATATTTAAAAAGATATGGAAGAGATCCGCCGAAACCACAATAATGCCAAGAGGGAACTCATACAATGTGTGACGAGGGAGGGGCATCAGATCCTTGATGTGGGGTGTGGCTTTGGCGGTGATCTTCAGAAATGGCATAAGTGTGGAGCAAATATGAGTATGTGTGATCCAGAGCCGTCAGCCCTTGTAGAGGCCAGAAGCCGCGCTAAGAATATGCATATGAGGGTAAACTTCTATGAGGGTGACATCCACAATTGTCCAAATAGAAAGTTTGATATTGTGTGTTACAACTTTTCACTTCACTACATTTTTGAAAGTCACGGAAAGTTTTTTAGTTCTCTGAGGGAGATTAAGAAGAGAATGAAACCCGGTGGAAGACTCATAGGTATTATACCAGATTCAGAGAAGATCATATTTAGGACACCTCTCAAGGACCATATGGGTAACTTTTTCCTTACAAAGAATCATGGGAATGGTGGCTACGGTGAAAAATTGTTTGTAAACCTGGTGGATACCCCCTTCTATGCCGATGGACCCAAGTCAGAGCCAATAGCCTACCGTGACCTTCTCGTGACACATTTAGAAGAAATGGGTTTTAAATTAGAATTGTGGGAGGGTCTCACAGGAAATCCAATTTCAGAACTGTATAGCAAATTTATCTTTGTATATAAGAGATGATCGCATTCATTGTATTGATCCTCATAAACATTTGGATACTCTCCCAAACTCGGGAACCCCAGGAACTCGTGGAAGTCAAGGAGAAATATAGAGTCCTTCGTGAGCACATTTCCTCTACAGGTCACCCAAAGTATCAGATGCTCGTGCGTTGTGTACCACTCACCGGGTTCCACTCCATGAGTGAATCTGTTGGTTACAATACAAACAAGGGACAAGAAATTGCCTTGTGCCTTGACGGTAACCCAAATGAAATCTTCCATGTCCTCATCCACGAATTAGCCCATTGTACAGTTGATGAGTACTCACACTCCGAGCAGTTTTGGAATAATTACCTTGAACTTCGTGATATGTGCGTGGAGTTGGGTATCTATGAAAAGATACCCGAGAGAACCAAGTTTTGCGGACAACACATTCAGGATAAATAATCTTCTTCCTTCATATTAAATGAAGACTCCCCTCAGCGTCTTGCTGACAGTCATTGCGTATTATATAACGATATATGGAATTACTGTCATACCTCATATGAGTAATAACTATTTCTTGAACTTGACAGTGATGACCCTCGTGGTTCCAAATATTTTGAGATACATCATTGGCAATGTACCAAGACTCGCGGTTGACAGACTTTTTATGATTTCAACAACGATGATTGCGTTCTTGATTACATATGTTATGAATCTCATGATGAGTGATACAAAGGATGCGGTGAAGGAATATGGAAGTGACAGAAGCAAGACACTTAAGTTGAGTGCCTTGCTCATGACAGCGTTTGCCGGAGGAGCTTTGATTACCTATTATTCAGGTATTGATAACTCAATCTATTCTAATATGGGTTGGGAGTCAAATCAGGGCTTGACAATTTGATCCTTCACAAAGTAGAAGACCACAGCAGCAACCAAACCGGTTGAAGCCAAGCCCACCATGCTTCGGGACCCTTGTTCGTTGAGGAACTTGGGGAATTGAAGTAACAAGCTTGTCTTGAACTGGCTTAGACACAGCAAGAGCGGCAGCAGCACCCGCAACGAGAGCGATCAATTGATCGTCGGTGAGGTTGAATGGGTTCTTGCTTTCTGGCTTCGCTTCCTGTTGTGGCATAGCGTAAGCACCCTGGGGTTGTGGAGCAGTCATTTGTGGCATCATGCCTTGCATTCTGGGCTCCTCTGTCATCATTGGTGGTTCCATCATAATGTCATTAATTGGGGTGGAGTCCATCGTCTGTTTACTTTGACTGACATTTTTTTCGGGTTCCGAAAACGCTGGTTGTTCATTATTCACAAATGTTGTAGATCTATTGTCACTAATTGGTACCATTCCATCACCATTATCCGCCAGGTTGAGGGTATTAATATCCGTGGACATTTAGTATAGTCTTATGTTTTTGAGTTAGAGATTTCACACAATTTAAGATTAAGAATGAATGATTTTGTTCAACAACCAATGATAACATACATTGGCAACAAGAGGAAACTTGTCAATAAGATTGAAGAAGTTGTCAAGAGACTTCAACCTCAAACATGCGCCGATGCCTTTTCTGGATCCGGTGTTGTCTCAAGAATGTTATTGAACCACTCTGAGAAATTGTATGTGAATGATCTTGAACTTTATTGTGAAATCCTTTCAAAGTGTTTTTTGGTGACCCCCTCCTGGGCTAATGCCGATGATATTGTTCGGCACCTTGAGGAGATGAATAGATGTCCAGATAAAGTTGGGTTTTTCACAGAGATGTATGCGTCCCAAGAGAGACAGTTTTATACTCCTGAAAATGGAAGAAGAATTGATGGTATGTTGGATTACATTGAGAGATGTGTCCCTGATCAACTTAAACCATACTGCCTTGGACCACTCCTCGTGAAGGCGAGTATTCACACAAATACTTCGGGGGTCTTCAAGGGCTTCCATAGAGGTGGTTGGGGTGGTAAAGGTGGTCATGCGCTGGACAGAATCACAAAGAGAATTGAAGTTGAGTGTCCAGTGTGGTTGGAGCCGACAAGGGATGTTGAGGTACGGCGCCAAGATGCTTGTGATTTTCTGAGGGAACTCCCCAAAGTAGACCTCATCTACCTGGATCCACCCTATAATCAACACCCATATGGATCAAATTACTTCATGCTTAACCTCATATGTACCAATGAGAGACCTCATACAGTTTCAAAAGTATCAGGTATCCCTGGGGATTGGAACAAAAGTCAGTACAATAGTAGAGGTAAAATTAGAGAAGCTATGGAACTTACCTTGAAGTTAGCTACCGAGAAAGCGAAACATACCTTGGTGTCCTACAATAATGAAGGTTTCATCAAACCTGAAGAGTGGGAAGAGATCTTGAGACCCTATAGATACGAAAAAATTGAAATTGACTACTCATCCTACAAGGGGGGTCGTAACCTAAAGAATAGACCAAAGAAGGTTACCGAGTTCCTCTTTATCATTTCGCTTTTGTAATCTTAAGGTGTGTCTTCTTGGTGGCTTTCTTGGCATCCTCCTCACTTTGATCCAAGTATTTGGGATTGTACATCTTTTTATGGAGTTTCCAGAGGTTGGGACTTCCAACCCTAAACCCCTTTCTAACTGTGGCTTTGTACCAGAATACACAGTCAGTGATCTTATTAGATTTTACAGTATTGTCTAATACGAGGCACTCGTAGTTTTCTGTACACGCATCCATCACTTTTGAAAACATGTCAAATGAGGGGAAGATCCCAAAAAATGATTTGTACAATTTCTCTCTATTCTGAATGATATTTTCCCTAAGTATAAATACATAATCTACATTTGCCCTAAGTGCTGGTGGCAGATCCATGACATACTGCATTGTCAACATGAAGAAGATATTATAGTGCCTACCATTCATGAAACACTGGCGAATACAAGTATCCTTCAGGAACTTACTATCATACATACAATCATCAAGGAGCATGAAAGCACCATTATATGGATTCTTCCCCTTTGTGCCAACTATCTTTCTCTGCCTGGATATAACCCGCTCTATTGCATCTCTGTCGTATTCACCGTAGACAAAGAGGTCTGGAATAAACTCACCGTAAAAGTGATTCCCCTCCTCCGTACCCGATAGTACAATCCCTGCTGGTATATGTTTCTTGTGATACATAATATCCTTTACTAAGGTTGACTTCCCTGTGTTACGCTTTCCGATAAACACACAGACTCTGTCATCCGACATAGTCTCGGGTTTGAATTTCCTCAATTGAAGATTCATTCTACCATAGTGTCTCGTTTTATTTAGCAAAATTTTACTCACATAATGTAGGAATGTCAGGTCGTTTGAGACTTGCCGCCACTGGAGTCCAAGACCAATGGCTCACAGGAGATCCACAGTTTTCATATTTCCTGATGAACTTTAGAAGACATACAAAGTTTGCTATAAATTATATTGAAAGTCAGTTTGATGGAGATTCCACATTTGGTAAAACCGTTACTTGCCGTGTTCCAAATGATAGAGGAGACTTGATTAAAAACTTGAATTTGAAAATAACCCTTGACGACCCCTCTTCTGGGTATGAATGGTGTCCATCTGTTCTGTCACATTTAGTGGAGAGTGCCGAACTTCTTATTGGTGGACAAACCATTGAGAAAATTACAGGTGAGTACATATACATTCACCAACAACTCCATAATACAGATGATGATATAGATCAGACTGTGTACTTTCTGAATAGCCATGGTGAAACACTCGCACACACAGGTGATTATACATACTTTATGGACCTCCCATTTTACTTTTATCGTAATCCAAGTCTGGCTATTCCAACATGTGCCCTCACTAAACAGATTGTTGAGGTTCGGATAAAACTGAGACCCCTCGCAGAACTTGTAAGTGGTGCTAATCCAGAAAATGCTACAGCAAATCTCAAAAAGATTTCACTTGATACAGAGTTTGTGTTTCTCACCGATAACGAGAGAAACTACATGATGTCCAGACCACTTGACTATGTCATCACTCAGGTACAAATGTCAAAGTTTGTGATGAAAGCTGGTGAAAACACAAAGTCGGTGATGCTCAACTTTTCACATCCAGTGAGGGAACTCTTCTTTGTGTCACAGTCTGAAGCAGCTGTTACCGCAAATCATCCAAATAGATATAACACTTTGTCAAATGTAAAACTTCAATTTAATAATGAAGTTGTTTTTGATAGAGGTAGAAAGTTTCTTGTATATGAACAATCCCTCAAACATCACATTAGTCCACCAGAATATGTAGCCGGCACAAATTATAAACAATCAGAGTTTGGAATGTATAGTTTTGCCCTAAAACCAGAAGTGTATTACCCAACTGGACAAGTTAATATGAGCCGTATATTTCATAAACTCCTCACAATTCAGATAGACCCAATCAATGATAGTGACAATAATAATACCAGAGTGTACGCCGTAAATTACAACATACTTCGTGTTGATAGTGGATTAGCTGGTTTAAAATTTTAGAATGCTATAATAGTAATGGCTGGTGTTGTTCAGCTCTTGGCATCTGGTGCTCAAGACAGGTTTTTTACCATAGACCCAGACTATACATACTTTTTGCAAAGTTTCAAGAAACATTCAAACTTTGCAAGAGAATATGTAGACATAGACGCAGAGACGGCTGTTGACTTTGGTGGCAAGGCAAGATTCAAAGTGGCTCAAAATACTGGTGATTTGTTATTGACTCTCAGTGTGAAGATTAAGTTGCCAACCATTTCAACCATACTATACACAGATCCAAGATTTATAGAATCTATTGGTCACGCTCTCATTGAATATGCCGATCTCATTGTGGGTGGAAAAGTCATTCAGAGACTCACAAGTGACTATCTTCAGATACATTCGGAGCACTTTGTTACACAAACAAAACAGAGGGCTCTGAGACAACTCATAGGAAAGTATCCAGAACGAACAATTGATACAAGGGTTTCAGACAAGGATATTTTGGGTAACATTGGAACTGCAGACACCGAGGATGAATTCTTTGTGGACCTTCCATTTTACTTTTACAATAATCCAGAATTAGCAGTGCCTCTCTGTGCCATTAAGAAGCAGGAAGTTGAAGTTGAAATTAAAATAAGAAATCATGATCATCTGATTATAAAGGGTACAACTGGAGAACTTCAAGCAGTAACACCTGGTAGTATTCATCTCAAAGACTTTTCATTATGTGCAGAAGTTGCTTTTATTGATCCTTGTGAGAGAATCAAAATTGAGAATGAAAAGATGAGAGATTATATCATCACACAAGTTCAACAAAATGTATTTGATGTTGCACAAGGTGTACAAGATGCTGGATTCAAATTGGATTTTTACAATCCAGTGAGGGAGCTCTACTTTGTGATTCAAAGACAGGGGGATACAGGAACTGGTGAGGGTCAATTTATAACCCCATTTGATTACGATAATACGCTCGCAGACACAGGTGGTAAGTATATTCTTTATGAAAATCTTGATTATCTTACCCTCGATCTTGATGGCCAACCCATAATTACACAGGAAACTGGGAATGTTATATTCCTTAAGGCTGTCCAGGCAGCCATTCATCACTCCAAGACACAACTTATTAGACGATTCTACTCGTATAGTTTTGCACTTGAACCAGAAAAGTGGTATCCAACGGGTCAGATCAACTTTAGTCTTGTGAAAGAGCAAATACTCAACCTAAGTCTGACCCCATGTGCCGATTATGCAAGACAAGTTAGAGTCTACGCTGTGAGTCACAATATCCTTCGCGTAAGTGAGGGAACTGCCCGAACTCTTTTTGATTTGAAATACTAAGAAAGATGATGAAAACCTGGTTTTGGTGAATCTTCTGGGGCTTACGAGGAGTCCCAACAACAAGCCCTCATGGGGATACTTCTCCCCGTTCTTGAGAGAAGTATGGTCATGGCAGCCGAATATTCCAAAGCGTGTGGTCGTAACACGGTACTCTCAGAAGATATGGAATATGCGATTAAGTATTGTGTGATGTATACAGTTGGTCAAAACATTGGATCCCTCTATCCAGAGATTTATGACGAAGAGTCTTCAGATGAAGATGACCTTGAGGAGATTCTCCCAGAAGACTGTCCCCCATTTGAGAGATACTCTGGTAATGACACCATCTTCAGACAGATGAATGAGGCCTACGACCGTTGGGAACAGTGGGTTCCACAAAGTCCGGTAGAAGAGATGTTAAAAAATGCTATTAATAGTAATGAGTACATCGGAGCCGGAGGGATGGACGATTTCTGAATATAAGTCATTCAAAGCTACAGGTGACGAAGATTCAGGAAGTAGTTCTGATGGAGATTCTGATGAGGAAGAAGAGCAAATATTCGCAAAATCACAAATAGTCAGGAAACCCAAATACAAAAAAATTGTTCAGAAGGAGGAACTATTACCAGAATGAAAAATTTCTATACATATAGTATAAAACTCTCATCATGGCTGACATGACTGCCCAAGCTCTCAAGACTGTTAACCTTGTTACCCAAGAATTGGAAACTCAATCCCTCAACGCCATTGTTGCGGGCTTCAGCTTCGCCGCGGCGATGAGCTGGATGGACTTGGTCCGTTGGGTCATCCAACAAGTTGTTAAGGTGCCAAAGAACGGTGGTACCCAGTACACCCTCACCGCGATCTTGACCACCTTGTTGTCCATTGCGGTCTACATGGTCGTCTCCGGCATCTCCACTCGCGTCTCCAAGCCAGCGCAACCAGTCTTCGCGATTACTCGCTAAGTTTTGGGCGTCGCTTCATCAGAGACAAGAGAACAATTCCAATAAACACAATCACTCCAATGGAGAGATACTCTTTCCATCTATAAGAATCCACCAGAACTTCGGGGATACTTATTGGTGGCGGTAACTCCTTCTTAACGGTTTCCGGGGGAACCTTTGGTAGTCCCTCTAATTTGTCCGTAGAACATGTAATTTCAAATTTCAAAATGTGATCCTGATTCCTGAAATCATATGGGATGAGACGCCCATGGCTCATGTAGAAGAACTCTAATTTGATGTCTTTGATATACTTTTGTGACCCCCTGTAGAATTCATGTGTAAGTGGATCATCTGCGTGGTGATAATTCATGTAATCGGTGCCATTTAGAAGAATGTGCCCTGTGTAGAATGGTGTTGCCGAGTATACAGTTTTTGTGAATTCGTCAGATCCAGATGTCATACGAATAATAAGAGAATTTGGACCTTCCAAATTGATAGCCCCAGAAATCACGGTGTCGCCACTCTCTGGATTTTTTGATGAAAACCCCATAACTTGGTGAGGTGTTGTCGTGGAGGTATTACTGAGATAACCATTCGTACCATCAAAGAACTTGAATCGTGAAACGTGTTACTGGCTATCGTATTTGAAAAGGTCAGGGCTTGTGTATCAGAATCAAAAACAACGGAGTCTATACATGTGAGGGGTGGTTGCATTTTAGTATCCAAATCAGAAGCTAAAGCGGCACCATCCGCATAATTAGTTTCATCAAGGGTAACCTCAATAATATCATCGGGTGCACCTGAATCATAAATACTAAATGTCTTATTCGTGGCACATGTTGTCAATTGAGGTGTTGGGATACGACAGGAAATTAACTTTATCTGCGTCACATCATATATAGGTTCCTTGAGAGTGACTGTATAATTGTTAGCATATGTATATACATTCGTATCTCTCTCACTGCTATCTATATCAAGGGTATGAACCTTCATTAAAATATAGGTACAATATTTTAATGATTGTTTTTGTCTATAATTTGTTAATACACACTTAATAAATGTGGTGGGCCAATGGGTTGTTCTGGAGTTGTCTCTTCGCAATATCCAAGTTTCTTGAGTTGGGATTCTCGTTGCCCTTGTAGGCATTGAATTGATGGAAAGGCTTTTGTTGGTAGTTCTGAGTCCATCCACCATCGGCGGTACCAAAACGACCATCAATACGAGATGTATCGGCGCGCACTGCTGTCAAAGCACCACCTTGCTTGAGGGCACTCTCCCGAACATTCATACGACCTCTGTTACCCATACGGTTCGCCTTACCTCTGCGATCTTCTGGACGGAAACCATACTTCATCAATTCTTCGTTATTCTTTGTTGTAATTTGGGCAGCTGCGCTTGTAGAGTAAGCACCACTGAAGTTTGTAATACCTGGAGCTGCGTGACTTGCGTAAGCAAACTGCATATCATTGCGATCGCTCTTGAAACGAGTTGGGTCTTGTGGCATCGTCTGGGCTGAAACAAAACGCTTCGCGCCATTGAAACCAAGTCCATCCGCGCGGAGACCGGTCTCTGAACGGTTGGTGGTTCGCATAGTTTTCTGGTGACTCGCTCTTGGTATAGCACCGGACATACCCTGAGCCCGTCCTGCCATTGTGGGAAGACGAGATGGGAGATATGCTGTGGTTTCGGGTTTATTGTGGGTCAATTGACCAACAACCGCCGCACGACCACCTGTAACATCCGCAGCTGGACCTGATCGGCCTGGGAGTGTAGTGAGACGGTATTCACCAACATTGATTGGATTCACACGGAACATCTGTTGGAAACCACCTTGCGCTGGGGTATCGGCACCAACACCCAAACCTGGACCAACCATTTGTTTCTCAATTGGTGAAAGGTTGTTCATGCGACCGGTATCATACATACGGTTTCTCATGTTGAGAATCTCCTGACCACCACTTCGTTGTTGGCGACCAATGTCTGCGAAACTCGCCATCTCCATCTTTTGGGGAATTTCAACGCGTGGCTCAAACTCATTTTCAACGAATTGTGGGACTGGGTCCTCATCATAGACAACTTGTGGTTGTTGAACAACTGGCTCTGGTTGTGCTTGTGCTTCGGGCTTGTTGCTCAAAGCCCTACCAGCGTAAATTAAACCAGCGACGGCTGCAAGTGAAATGGGATCGGCCATTCTTATTTTTTAGTAACATTTTTATTAGCGTATCTTTGTTGAAAAAGTCCGTTCTGGAGTTCCGCTCGTGTACTGGTTGGCTCATAACTCATGGTACGGAGAGGCACTTTGCACTCCATATTGGAAAGTGGAAAGAGGTTGCGCTCATAGGTTGGAACAATAACTCTACCAAAACGGGTAGTTGATTGTGGACGAAGTTGGTCACTCACATCAATGTACTGCGCTGGAGAACCCTTACCCGCCATGTATGGAGCTGTGCCATAGAGCATGGTGTTTGGGCGGCACCCACCACAGTTAATAGAACTGGGCTGAGGGTACACGAAGACTTCTTCCGTCGCTTTCACTGCTGGGAGAGCACCCGAATTCTGAACGATCGCAAGACCAGGCTGAAGTTGGTATGCCATTTATTATTACATGAGAATATTTATAATCTAAGCTGGGCCAATGCCATGACCTCTATGAGAAACTCGGCTATCACCCGCTGGATCAAGTCCGGCAAACGCTTCAAGCTGAACACCACGGGCATTTGGATTACACAATTCTGGGTTTGATCTACAATCACGCCCATTTTTTGGTCCGTAGCACCATTCCGCGAATGAAGTTTGGTCGCCTGGAATTTTAGAAACAGGTGCTGTCACAAATTGACGAGCCGCCGCATTGCGCTGGTATTGGGGGAGGGCTGAACGAGAACGCCCCGCATCATATGGAATACGGTCATCTAACATACTTTTGACAATTGGCTTAACAGGTTGGGTAGTAGCACGCTTCAAGGCGGTTAGGGGCATCTGTGTAATCTGTAATGAGGACATTACCCATTGGATTGTCTTGGGTTGGCATTTGGCAACTACTTGAAGCCATCCCATAAGTTTCCTTAACCATTTTTGACTTGTAAAGAATATAAAGAACGCCGAGAACGGTACCACCAAGAACAAAGATTCTTGGATCACGACGAATGAGATAAATGGCACAGCATGCGTAGATCACAAAACGCGATGCTGCGTTAATTCTGTCTTCTGGAGATTGATCGCGATTTGGCCAGAACTGCGAGACTTGATCAGCCCGGATGAGTTGCTGAGGATCGTCAAACCAAGCCTTCATTTAGTATAGCACGAGGTTTATTTTTTACCCATACCCCCAAGCATACTGCCCATCATCTTCATGAGGGCGTCTTGGTCAATCTCACCACCTTCAGTCTGCATCTTGTCTGCGCAGTCCTTTGCGATACCCTCAATAAGGTTGAGGGTCTCGGCTGGGATAGCGGTAATCGTAGTACCCAACATGTAGAGGGTCTGGAGGTATTGCCATGTAGCAGCCTTGGTATTGGCACTCATACGAGCCCAGTAGCTCTTGATGTTGAGGTCCTTGAGCATTTCAATCTTTTCAATTTCCTCGAGGATGAACTTCTCATCCTTTGCAGAGATCCTGTCAGCATAAGGGGTCACACCCTTCATAAATCCATCAACAATAATGCGTGGATTCGTCTTCTTGAGCATTTCAAAAGATGTAGTCATCTTCTTGATTCCGGTTTCATCTGGAAAAGTCTTGTGCAATTCCACAAGAAATTGGGAAAGCATGTCATTGAACGCAGTGACAGACGCCATTTTCTTATTCGTAGGGTTAAATCTTTAAGTTTAGAAAGGGTCGTTAGAAATAGCCTCTCTCTGACCAAGACCATTCGCGACGATAAAATAGACGAGGATCGCATTTAGGACCGCTGGCTTGGTATATTTATTGAGTTCTAATTTGCCCTCGTTATTGAGTTGGGCCTTAAGGTGAATGTAACCAGCGGTGATGGCCGCGGCGATGAGGGCGGCGCTCATGGGGTCTCGGAGATATTCGGACAGATCTTCCATTTAATTATACGCAGTTTTTTTTACACGCTGTTCTGGGGCATCCCCAAAGAAGACATCCTCGTCCTCTTCCTCAATTGGTTCTGGCATGGCTTCGGATTCGGTTGGGATGGCACCGGTCACAGGTTCTGGTGCTGGGTCTTGGACACCTGGAACAGTCTTAAATTCGTTTTCAAGACCTGTTGGTTGAACGGGCTCTTCTTCGGCACCCATCATTGGCTCGTCTTCTGGAAGTGGTTCGGGTTCTGGGAAAGCCTCTTCAGCGGGACCGTCAAAGACATCTGGATCTTCACCATCGTGAACCTCGCCATCAAGATCAATGTCACGCATCTCAGCAGATTGAGACATGTAGGTCTGGAGGATTTCCTGGACGGGGATGAGCTCCTTTACGGTGGCCTCAATGCACACAGAGAAACGACGAACCAATTGTTCGTCACGAACATATTCACTCTGTTCTTCATGGAACACATATGGATCCTTGTAGAGATCCTTGGCAACATTGTTGTAGCAAGTTTGAATGAAAACCTCATTGCTTGGCAACTTGAGGCTGATCTTCTTGTTGTCCGCCTTGAGACGAACGGCTGAGAGAATCTTGGTTGATGCGACAAAGACTGCCGCCAAGAGATCACTGAACCAAGCACATCGGTTCGCGATGTTGTCACTGTGTTGCTTAGACATGGCGTTAGACCAGTTTGGCACTTCCTTCAGCAACTTTTGGAACATAATGAGGGTCTTTCGCCCTTTGGAGAGCTTGGTCGCTTCATCATACATATCCTGAAAAACTTCAATCATAGGTGGACACATGAGCATGTAAAGTTGTCCCATATATTCGCGTTTAGCTTCACATAACACATTAAGATTGTCCATTTATCATTGAGTGTGTTTTTAATAGTGGCCGTCCTACGCACCTCTCCTGTACTTATCTGCCATCTTTTTGAGATTCATGAGGTCTGGGAACTCAGTTTCATCGGGTTCATTCACTTTCTGCTTCACCTTTTTGGGTATCACCCATGAGACATACATATCATAGTCACTCACAAGTCGTACATCAAAACCACCCAACCTGAGCTGTCGCATGATGTATCTCGCGGCCGCACCCCTATCAAATGTAGGATACCCTATGACAAATGTTGGGACTGTGAGAAATACCTGTTTATGTCCCAACTCCACCGATTGTTTAATCTTTCGTGAAAACTGTTCATATACACGAGTGTATATCTCTTTCTTGATCTGTTTTCTCTTCTCATCAATTTTCGTCACATCATTGATGCTGATCATTATAATTGCTTCAATTTATTTTTAGCCATTTCTAACTCACCTTGGGTTGGCACAGCAGCCTCCTTCACAAGTTCATACTTCACAAAGTCTTGTCCACCTTGACTCTCAACAAATGGACTGACATCAGAGACAGTCTGAACATCAAGGGGTTGTGATCGGAGGGACACCAACTTCACTTGTCCATTTACAACTTCGTATGACGCAACAACAGAGAAACCAAATGCGAAACCATCATTCTTGACAGTCATAAACATACACTCATAGATAGCCTTGTCGTCATTCACAAACTTTTTGACCGCTGTGGTTTCAATGATGTAGGTGCAGAGCCCTGTTCGCTTCGCAATTTCTTGGTTCGCTTGGAGAACAAACTCCTCCATCATGTCATTGTCAATATCGGCTTCCGCCTGACTATACCCACTGAGGTCTGGTCTGGCGTCATCAAGGCGAATGGATCCGGTTGGCTTTTTGTATCCTGAAAATCCAAAGACTTCGGTGAATGGTTCGCGTCTCACTGTAAGTAACAGGACGATGGCAATAAGGACGATCGTCAAAGACCAGTTCATCATCTTTACTACTATGCGTTAATTTTTTTTTCAAAAATACTCCCTACATATTAGATGTCGCTGCTGATATACAGCCCAAGATGCAAACACTCCATGGAAGTCATTGAGTACATCAACCAACACAAACAATTGAAACAGTTGGTACACTATCACAACATCAACACCCAAGGCATTCCACCCGCCTATCGCAACAAGATTACTCGCGTTCCAACAATGTTAACGAAGAATGGTAAAATTCTTGTGGGGAATGAAATTAAAAACTGGTTAGACTCCCTTCTCCCAAATAAGGAAGTCTCCAACTGGGGTTTCGGTGGTGCATGCTCCATGACCACATTGGAGGGGGAAGAGAATGACACAGACATGTTCTCACTTGAAAGTTATGGACAATCTCTCCAACCCGCGATGACGAGGGAGCTTGAGGAAAAGATTAATAGAGATGTCTCAAAGGGTGTCGCATATTCCGATCAAGCGATTTAAAGATATAACGCAGTATTTTTAGTAACATGAGACTCGTTACGATCCAAGCCTCGGCCATCAAATCTACATTTGAAGTGCTCAAGGATATTCTCAATGATGTGAATATCTTCTTTCGTCCACAGGGTATGTATGTCGTCACACTTGATACAGCGAGGACATCCCTCATTGATATGTTCCTATCCGCTGATAACTTTGAAGAGTACCATTGTGATCAAGAAGAAATTATTGCCGGAATTAACATTTCAAATACTTTCAAACTTTTGAAGACAATTACAAACAATGATGTTCTTACAATTGAAATTAACTCAAAGGAGTTCATGGATATTGAGATTACAAGTGAATCCAAGAAGACAAGTACAAAGTTTCAATTGAAACTCCTCGATATTAATGAGAGTCGCATTGAAGTCCCAGATGTCAATATGACGAGTGTCACAATTCTTCCATCCGCAGACTTTCAACGCCTCTGTAGGGATATGTCCAATATTGGAAATGACATTGAGATTACAAGGGCTGGTAAGGAACTTCGCCTCCGTTGCGAGGGGGATTTTGCCAATCAAGAGACTTCCATTGAATGCCCAGATGAGAGCCCTGAAATGACAGGTCTCTATTCCTTGAGGTACCTGAATATCTTTACAAAGGCGACGAGTATGTGTTCGTCTGTGCAAATTATGCAGGAAGAGGGTAACAGATTTTTGATTCTAAAGTATAATGTCGCCAATCTGGGCGAACTCAAGTTCTACATGGCTACTAAGGTACCCGAAGATCAGTAGTAGAATCCTCAAGGGTGAGTAAAGTCTTCTTCATACCCAATGAGTTGCTAAGTACTATTTTTGGGTACTTTGTACGAAGGGTTTTTGATGTGTAGTAAAGAAAGTCCTTGAGAGGCACACTCTGTCCATGGAAGTCATTCCTTGGCCCCGCATACCTCTTCACCTTTTCAGTAATGTTTATCTGTGGTTTATCATCATGATCCACGATCCAAACACTACTCAAAGGGATACTGAAACTCATACCCTCAGATTCATTTTCACCCGGCCTGAAGTTGATATCATTGGAGATGGCTTTATAGATTTTACCACCATACCAGTACTTCACACGAAGAATGAGATTTCTGACATTTTGTGGAACAATTGTGTTTCTAAATTGCTTACCCGTTGCGTTCATGTAGAATTCATCAAGGACCCCATCCCAATCTTTCTCCTCTTCTAACCAAAATGGATCTTCAATATAGTATTTCATTCTATAGTCAATCTTGTATTCCAACTCTTCTGAAATTATGGTATAGTCCCGAGGTGTCGTTAACTTTTTGTAAAAATATAAAACATTACTTAAAAGTTTAATCAACATTCTTAATTATAATGGAGGGAAACTTTTTAAGTAGGTATAAAAACAAACTTGAATACTGGACCAATCTTATTGAGACAGATCCCTCCAATAAATGTAGGTACGAATCTGAAATGTCTGACTATATGATTAGATGTATGCCCTATATGAATCAATATGCGGATGAAGCCGAAGAGGTTACAAACACTGACAATATTTTTAATGTCAAGAGACGGTGGGACTCCAACGGAAAGATATATTTAGGGATTACCTCATAGATGTGGAGAATCAAAATATAACGAGACCGAGTGAGCGTCATGTAGAACAATGTCAAACCTGCTCTACAAGTAATGTGATTCACATTCAAGATACAAGTGAACTTGTGTGTGATTCGTGTGGACTTGTCTTAGCATGCCTCATTAGTGAAGAGTTGACATATAGGGAAGAACGAGAAACTTCTGAGAAAGTTGTTAATTATAGTTACAAGAGGGAGAATCACTTCAACGAATGGCTCAGTCAGTTTCAGGCACAGGAAATGACGACGATACCCGATGAAGTCATGGAGCAATTGAGATCAGAACTCAAGAAGATGAAAATTAAGAACCTTGAGGATATTACACACGCCAAAATACGAGGACTCCTCAAGAAGTTGAGACTCAATAAGTACTATGAGCATGTTCCATATATAACCAATATTCTGAATGGTATTAGGGCACCCAATATGCCACAGGAACTGGAGGAGAGGTTGAGGATTATGTTCAAGGATATACAAAAACCTTTTGACGACAATTGTCCATCAGAGAGGAAGAACTTTTTGAGTTACTCCTATGTTCTCTACAAGTTTTGTGAACTTTTGGGGGAAGATGAATACCTCCAATACTTTCCCCTCCTCAAGTCCAAGAGCAAATTGTACGCACAAGATCAGATTTGGAAGAAAATATGTGCGGATCTTCAGTGGGAGTTTATTCCAACGATATAACAACATGAAGACTAAGTGTCCCAACTTTGATGTGTGCTATAAAATGAGAGACTCCCGTTTGAAAGTGTGTACAGCATGCTTTTGGAGATTTGAGAATGAAATTTTGGAGTTTAAGGATGACATGGAATGTCCAGTGTGTCTAGAAACCAGAATGTGTGTACGATTTAGAAAATGTACACATTTTGTGTGCGCGTCACTTTGTTTTCCAAGACTTGACAAATGTCCAATGTGTCGTTCCGATCCGCAACACTACAAAAAACTTAAAGAAGCTGGTATATCCTCAAGTAATGAATAAGTACGAAAGGTTCTGTGTAGATGAGGCACAGTATCATCTAAACAGAGCTCAAGAGCTTTTGACAGAGGGTCTTAGGGACCCAAAAAGGTACTACGACGAGGGTCAGGAGTTTTACAGAATGTTGGCTAAGATGTTTCCATTCATTGTTCTTCTACAACAATACAACGCACCTCAACCTCACGATTCGGATGAGGAGGATAGTTTATCAAGTACGCAATCTTCAGTCCCATCAGACGAAGATAGTTTTGAGCCTGTAACTCAGCCTGCTCATTAAGGGTCTTGATTGTTTTGAACTCAAGAACAACTGTGTTGTTTATGATGATATCAGCCCTAAGGTTCCCAATTATATGTCCCTCAAATGGGACGGGTACAATTCTCTCACTCTCATATTGAACACCATATTTTCGTAGAAGTACCTCCATAGCATTGTGGTATACTCTCTCACTGTATCCAGCACCCAGTTGAGAATATATCTTTTTGGCGAGAGCCTCTACATCTACCATAACTTACTTTTTACCATTCGCTTTAATAATCTTGTTCTTCAAATTTGGAGTCAGATTGTAACCCGTCATATTTTTGAAAGCCTTGGTGTTACCCGCTTTCGCAGCAGCCCTCGCCATTGTAGCCGAGGGGGCATTGAGGGTTCGGGGGACCGCAACTTTCTTAAATGGGAGGAACTTGAAACTATTCTCTCTATTCTGACCAACAACCATGATTGAATTCTTATTGAAGTTTTGAGCAATCTTTGCTATACTCTTATCCTTGGAGGATGCCACAATTGTCACATTGGGGAACCATCTCCGAAGGATACGCATCTTGTTCTCAACGGGTAATGGATTTTTAGCATTACCCACAGAGTGGGACACAACGACAATTGGGGTCTTGTTAGCGCGACGCGCTGTCTCAATGACTTGTTCAATCATGAGTCTGTGCCCCTTGTGAGGTGGATTGAAGCGGCCATATGTGAAGACAACAGACTTCATTAATAATGTCGGAGAATATAAATGTGGACCTCTTGGTGGCCCCTAAAATTTGTACGAATATCTTCCTCAAAATCTATGAGTTACTTGTGGGGTGAATAGGGGTGCTTGTGAACCCACAGGTTACACACCCACTTCTCACCAGACTTTACAGGTCTCCCACCATGTAAAGCCTTGGATGTCATGAGTTCGTAGTTATCAAGGGTATGGAAGAAGAGGGCATCACCCGCCTTGAGTTTGTACTTCTTTTTCAAGTTGGGGAACTCGGTCTCCCCACCCTCATATTCGTCATTGAGCGCGAGAATCACGGTGTACATTCTCTTGTTACCCTTTGTATCACTAAATGTATCTTGGTGAGGTTTATAATGACCACCTGGTCCGTATCTCAAGACCTGGAGATGTTCACAGTTCGCGAGGGGTCTGTCCGTGAGCGAGACACATTTTTCACAGACACGCTTCACCACTGGATCATCCATATCAAGCCATGCGGTCTCACTGTCACGGATCTTCTTGTCTACGATCGGATTTTCAGCTACAGTTGAGACATCCAATTTACTACTGGCCTTCTTCATAATGTGCTCTCTCTCCTTTGGTGTGACAAGACCTCTTACAATCCTGGGTTCTTCATAAGTTGGTATCAGGTAGAGAACCAACAATATAAGAGCCACAATTATAAGGATCATCTTACATTTAGAAAAGATTAATAATGGAAGGAGTCACACAATTGTATCTCTTCTGAATGGTCCTGATAACATCACTGGCATATTCAACCAACTTTACGGCTATATCTATGATTTCGTCCACCCGACCCTGGTCAAGGGTATATTGTCTGAGAAGATCTCCACCAGTATCCACAACCATTCTATAGATGTTTACGATGTCTCGGTGTCTCTCCCTCTGTTTGTCCCTCCTTTGAAGTTCCTTTTTGAATGCTTTCTCCTCAAGTTCATTGAGCATATAGGCGACACGAAGGTACCGATTGTCGTCATCGTATACATCGCCATATCTGTATATGAGGTCGCGATCCAACTTGTATAGTACCATAGCGAAACGCATGACATCATCTGGCGCATCAATCTCTCGCAACTCCCTAAATGTGGGGACCCCACCACAGGGAATATCGGCATGCTCTCTCCCAGAGATCCTCCCCCTTTTAAACTCCATGTAGTGTGGATTGTGAATTCGCCCAGTCTCAATTTGACCCGTGCGCCAATCAAAGGCTGTATGGCAATCTGGACACCACATCTGGGCACACCCAGACAATTTCTGAATCATCGTTCCACATTTGGGACAGGGCTTTGTATCCTTTTTGAGGAGTTTCATAGTCTTCACAGCGTCGGGGTCGCATGTGTGCCCCTCACCAACCTCTTCATTACAGTGCTCACAAAAGTGTCGGTCACAGAGACCACAAAACCAATCCTCATTCATAAACCTTTACATTCCTCCATGGGGCATTTACGAACAAACTTTTTGGGTGGCTCACCTACAACAAGTTCACCCCCATGTCTGAGGCGTTCCAACTCCCTGTAACTCTCTTCCATATCTTCCCGAAGATCCAGGATATCTTGGGGTATTGGAACATTTGGTGTGACTGGGACATATATCCCATGTTTGTTGTGAAGTTCAATGAGACGCCGACGTTGTTCATTAATTATCTTATGTATCTTTCGCATGGCTCTCACTCTCTCAACTTCAGGTTGTGTCTCCGGCATACGAGCTTTCTCCCTCTCAAATAGGATTGTCTCCCGATGACGACGAAGTTCTGTGTTCCGGAAGTAACGGGTACACCATGTGTCTACGAACTCACGATTCCATGCGTTCTTACATCCCATACAGTGAGGGTCATCCACGATGGAGAGGAGGTACCTCTGTGAACACGCACGACAACTTTGTAAATCACAGAAGGGGCATTCAACCTTTTTGTGATTTATTTTGTTGAAACTTTCACAACATACATCACAATTTTCCATTAAAGGAAAATCGTCTCATATCTTTAATATCAAACCCATCACAGCCATGAGTACGTACCCAAATTTACATGGCTTCGCTGGTACAGGTTCTGGCTCTGGCTCTGGTGTGGGCTCCCTCTCGGGTTCGGGTTCTGGAACTCGCTTTTTACCCATCAAATAGGCATACATATCTGGTATTTACATATATTTTTCTTTGACCCAATCACGATCCTTCTTGAAGATCTTGGACAACTTTGGATCTGTCCTCTTGAAGAGGATCATCAAAACATTGAGGCGTCTAAAGAGACCCAGGGGTGGCTCACCCGCACGAATTACACGCGCAAGGGCACGATGACGAGCAAGTGGGGACTTATCCCTAACATCACTGTAACCATGGGCGCTGAGGATACCTGAATTGCTAATTGGAATAATCACTTTGGATTTCATCTAATATTGGGTGAGATTTTTATCGTCTTCTCCTTTTTTGCTGTTGTCTGGATACTTGCGCACGGGTACGGTTCTTGGCCTTCATCTTTTTGGTTCTGGGTGCGACACGGGTTTGTTGTCTTGGTTGGGGACCGGTAGCTGGTCGGCGAGCACGAGCATCACGAGATCTGGCATTGGAGATGACTTTCGCAGGATCGTTACCCCTCTCCAATCGTTGCATAAACTCTTTTCTGTTAGATCTCTCAAGGCCACTCATACCTTGGAGCATCCTCGCCGTGTTTCCTCTCAACTTGGCTTGCTTCTGTCTCTCATATTCGCGCGTCTTCTGTTCTCGTTCCTTACGCTGTCGCGCTGCTTCTTGTTCTCTCCCCTTTCGCTCAGCTTCAAGTCTCTGCTTAGCCGAGCGATCGCGCTGTAACTTGTCGGCATTTCTCAATACCGCACGAGCATCTTCTCCCTTCGCCACTCTATTCATGAAACGCTTTCTATTGTCACGCCCCAACTTGTTCATGGATTGAAGTTTGGTGGCAGTCTCCCTCGTCGCACGATCCTTGGTATCGCGCTTCGCCTTGGCAATGCGCTCCAATTCTTGAGTCTTTTGACTCAAGTCGTCACGATAAGCCATAAAGTTTTTGAGGTACCGTGATTGTTCTCGTGGTGGGAGATCTTTGACTTCCGATTCGGTTCTTGCCTTGAGCTTCAACTTACTGTCCAAAAGTCGTTCAATCTTTTGGAGTGATGCGTTATTTTCAGCTTCGCGGATAGCCGCCTCCCACTTTTGTCTGGCTTGAGACATATTATTACCAGCGGGTACGACACGCTTGACTTTATTGATGAGGGGTTGTCTCTTAGTAGATATCATCTTACGCGCGTCATCAAAGATTGTTTTGTTCTTTGAATCATTCCACCTCTTCATGAGAGTTTTAAGATTGGAACCGGAGACACCAATCTTCTTGAGTTTTGTCTCCACACCGCCACGAATGCGGGTAGCGTCTTCTTTTCTCTCTTTGTTGAGAGCTTGAGCGTTGGCTAACACCTTCCGATCACCATTGGTAGCCAAACGGTTCATAAACTTCTTACGGTTCTCCCGTTGAAGAGAGGTAAGACTTTGAAGTTTGGTAGCGACGCGTTTTGTTTGAAGATTCCGACTTCTTTTCTTGGCCTCCTCCATCTTCTTTTTGGCTTCTTCAGCTTTCTTCTTATCTTCAATCATCTTCTTTTCCATTTCTTCCTTCTTCTTCCTCTCCCGGTTGAGAGCTTGAGCATTAGACTACAACCTTCTGAGCTCCATTTGTGGAGAGTCTATTCATAAACTTCTTACGGTTTTCGCGTTCAAGTGATGTGAGACCTTGAAGAGTGGTAGCAACCTTTTTGGTTTGAGTATTCTTAGCCTTGCGTTCTTCTTCAGCCTTCTTTTTAGCCTCTTCTTCAGCTCTCTTCTTGTCTTCAATCATCTTCTTTTCCATTTCTTCCTTCTTCTTCCTCTCCCGATTGAGGGCTTGAGCGTTAGACACAACCTTCCGAGCTCCATTTGTGGAGAGTTTATTCATAAACTTCTTTCGGTTCTCTCGTTCAAGAGATGTAAGACTTTGGAGTTTAGCAGCCACATTCTTCATTTCCTGTTCTTTGAGTTTCTTAGCAGCGACTTCTTCTTCAGCCTTTTTCTTAGCGGCTTCCTCTTCAGCTTTCTTTTTAGCTATAGTATTCTTCCTCTCCCGATTGAGAGCTTGAGCGTTAGACACAACCTTCCGAGCTCCATTTGTGGATAGTCTATTCATAAACTTCTTTCGGTTCTCTCGTTCAAGGGAGGTAAGACCTTGAAGTTTAGCAGCCACATTCTTCATTTCCTGTTCTTTGAGTTTCTTAATCCGCAATGCCTCGGCATTCTTCCTCTTTTGAGCTTCTTCTGCGATGCGCTTCTTTTCCGCTTCAAGTTTTCGCGCACTCTCCTCTTCCCTCTTGATCTTCTTTCTCTCATCATTGAGCGCCACAGCATTAGAAACAACTTTTTGTGGTCCATTCTCGTTGAGACGCCCCATAAACATCTTTCGGTTATTTCGTGTGAGATCCGTTAGAGTTCGTAGAGATTCTGCCACATTTTTAGTCATTTTATTCTTAGCCTTTCGGGCACCTTTTCTATTTGCGTTGAGCTTTTCAGCTTCTTTGAGGACATCACCCGCCGATTCCCTCTTAAGTCTATTTTTGAAGACGGCTCGTTCGTCAGCCGTTACATTTGATAGCTTTTTGAGTTTAGCTTCGGTGTTCTTAATTAATTTTTCAACCTCAACCTTTTGTGCCGCAACATTTGCATTCACAAGACCCTTGATTGGTGACACATTCACATGGGGTGTATTGAGCTGTTTGAGGTACACATTCTTTTTGAATTGTGGGATGGAAGCCTTTCTCACATAGTTTCTCACGGCATCCTTGTCCTTTTCATTATCAGCATTCTTCGCCTTTGATACAGCGATCAAATCATCAATGAGAGCCTTTCCATTTTTGAAATCCGACATGTATTCTTCCATCTCTTTACTTGTGAGGTGCTTGAGACTTCTGAGATGCTTCTCAAGTTTCTTTTCATCTTGGAGCCTCTTGGCTTCGGCTTCTTTGCGTTTCTTTTCCTCTTCCGCAGCTTCCCGAGCCGCACGCTTATTCTTGACAGCTTTATTCAACATATTACCTTCAAGTTTGATTGGGTTAATATTTGTATTTGCGTTCGTAACCTTCCTCAAGAGGGATGTCCTTTGGTTTGAAGTAAGGTTATTGAGATCATTGAGGTACACACTAAGTTCAGATTTCTTTCGTGCAAACTCATCATTTCTACCCTTGAGAACACTATTGAGTTCTCTGATTTCCTTTTTGATTGTGTTCATATTTGTGTTGAGTTCAACGCGATTGAGGAATGAATTTTTGTTGGCGTTTGGTAGCCGTGTGTTACTCATATATTCACGAAGATCGTCTCGCTTGGCGTTGATAGCTCTGGCATTCATTTCTCTTCGGCGCTCGTCGGCCTCCTTCTTGAGACTATTTAGGTTTGAACTACCATTGTTGAACTTGTTAATAAGATCATTTCCGTTGATACCCAAACCATTAATATAGTTGGACAATTCACGACGTTGCGCAGCCTTGGTTTTTATGGCATTGTTTATCTGGGTCGCACGATTTTTGAGATTGTTCAAACTCGCCGCTTCACTATCAAAGTTTTTGAGAATGGCTGCTCGGTTGGCATTGCTAATATTGAGACCATTCATATGCTGTACGAGGTTCTCTCTGTTTTGTGCCATCTTTTCTGTGACTCGTTGGATGAGGATCGCATTCGCTTCATTACTGGCATCTTTCAATGAGATGCTATTGTCAGCATTAAACTTATTGAGAACCGTTTGAGCGTTAGCGTTAGAGAGGCCAACCTTCTTGAGATACTTCTCAACTTCAACTCGGGTGGCGAGACGCTTTTCAATGCGTCGCTGTTTTGAAAGTTCTTCAATAGTCGCCCTCAAAGATGTTAAAGTGGCATTCTTGTTGGCGTTAAACTTATTGAGAATACTCGTCTTATTTGAGGCGTTGAGATTTGTCCCATTGAGAATGGCTTCAAGTTCACCGCGATTTTGGGCACGCTTTTGGGCAATTCTCTGGTTTCTCAATTTTACAGCTTCATTTCTGAGAGAATTCACAGTTGCGTTTGACTTGTTGAACTTATTCATAATTGTGTTTCTATCTGCGACATTCATATTGAGACCATTGAGTGTGTTGTAGAGTTCTATTCTCTCACGAGCTCGTTTCTCGGCGATTCTCTTCGCCTTGAGATCCTTTGCTTCATTCAACACAGAGTTCAGGGTGACATTTCGTGTGTTAAACTTATTCAACAATTCCTTTTGGTCACTGTTGGGAAGGTTCTTTATAGCGTTTGTGAGAGTATTGCGCTCGGCACCTCTCTTGGCAATTCGTTTGAACTCTTGGGCTTTATTGCCTTCGGTCTTGGCGTTATTATAGGACAAATTCTTGTTTATAATATTTTGTTTGTTCTTGTTGTTCAACAAATTGAGACCATTGAGGTATTCCCTAATTTGTCTACGAATCTCCTTGCGCTCTTCTTCATTTCGCGCGTTCTTCAACTGTCTCCCCCGATTTCGGAGAGTGTTGAGACTTCTTGGATCCGCGTTATAGTTCTTCAATAAGAGGTTCACATCTGGAGTATTGAGTTTCAATTCATCGGAGAGATACAAAGTCAATGCCCCCCTATTTCTATCAATTGTCTTTGCCTCTCTCTCACGAGCATTGTTTTGGAGTTGATTGAGACCAGTTGTCTCATCATTAAATTGCTCCAATAACGCATCGCGATCCGACTTGTTCAGGTAGAGGGTATTCAATAAGTTTGAAAATCCCTTGCGAGCTGCGGCCTTGCGTTTGACATTTAAATCCGCCTTATACGCGGTGGCACTATTTTTCACAACTTTCAAATTCTTACCATCATCAAGATTTTTGAAGAATATTCTCTTTGAATTGTTATTGAGACCCAAGTTTGTCATGTGGTTATTGAGATTAGCCTTTTCGGCAGCTCGCCTTTGTTTAGCTCGTCCAACAGCTGTATTGGTTGCCAATTGTTTGATGGCGTTCCAGTTTGTAAAGTAACCATTAAGTTTTGAAGTAATCTCAGTTCTGTTCTCGGGTGTAAGATTTTGGAGAGTATTGAGGTAGTCATAAAACTCTTCTTCACTCTGAGCATATCTTTCATCCTTTCTTGACTTGTTAATTTCTTTAGCTCTGTTTGAAAGAACTTTGGAGTTTGTGTTGGTATTATCAAAGTTTTTGAGAATACCATTTATGTCATTTTGGGTGAGGTTGCTCAATCCCTTGAGAACATTCACAAGCTCTCCTCGTTTTTTAGCTTTCAAATTCGCAAACTTTTGATCAGCAACTTTCTTGGCTTCAATCTTGAGCGCCGCGAGATCATCTTGGTTTTTATTGAGTTTATTGATGAATGGTTTTTGTTCACCCGCATTGAGACCTTGTTGATTCATGAACTTTTTGAGATTTGCAAGTTGCTCAGTCTTGATACCAGCCTTCTTTTTGGCATCAAAGTTTGAGGCGTTCTTCATAATGGTATTCAAATTGACATTCTTGTTGAAATTGTTAAAGAACTTTTGCTTTTCTCCATTGTTGAGACTGAGTTGGTTGAGGTGCAATCCCAATTTTATCATGTTTTTAGATCGTTTTTCAGCAATCTTATTTTGAAGTGTTTTGTTCGCCAATTCCTTTGTGGCATTGAAGTTGAGATTTTGAGCCAATATATTTCGTTTATTATTGGCGTTTAGACCAAGCTTGTTTATGTAATTGGACTTTTCACGGTTGAGTGCGTTCTTCTCATTTTGAGCCTTCTTTTTGGCGATGGCATTGGCTTCATTCATTAATGGTTCCAACTTTTCACGGTTCAACTTGTTGGTCAGGTTCTTTATTTCCTGGTTGTTGAGACCAAGTTTTCTTCCATGGTTTGTGAGTACTCCCACATTAGCATTTCTCTTTTGTTGAATGCGCGACGCCAAGATGGCGTTTGCTTCTTGTTTGAGATTTGTCAGAGAAATGTTACTATTCACATTAAACTTGTTGAGAACCACCTTTTGATTTTCTGGTGACAATCCTTGTGTCTTCATATATTCTTCAAGTTCATCGCGATCTTTGCCACGCTGTGTCTGAATTATTTTCGTCACCATCGCATTCAATTCACTTCGCAAGGTGGTGATGTTGGCATTTTCAGAATTCAACCTACGAATAAATGCGTTCTTGTTTGTGTTTGAGAGGATTGACCCCTTCACATTTGAAGCAAGCTTGGCTTTGTTATTGGCAAGCTTCGCATTTTGAGCATTCTTGATCATCTTATTAACTTCAAGTTGAAGTGTTCTAAGATTTGCCTGGTTCGCATTAAAGCGTCGTTCAATATTAATCTTAGTGTTTCTTGAAACATTGGCGGTTTCAAGGTATTCCATCAAGGTCTTCTTGTTTGCCGCCTTTTGTTCTTGAACTCTCTCACTCTTCAACTCTTGTGCAACCTTTTGAAGTGCGTTCACGGTGAGTGTGTTACTATTGTACTTGTTCAACATTGTCCGTCTATCACCATTATTGAGACCGAGGTTGACGAGGAACTTTTCAAATTGTGCCTTCTCATTTGCCTTTTGATTGGCAACTCTTTGGTTTGAGAGTGTCTTCGCTTTGTTACGGTTCCTGTTATTACTACTCAGGAGACTCCGTTTGTCGTCATTTGTGAGACCTGGAAGAGTATTCAGGAATGAGGCATACTCCTTGCGTTTCGCATTCATATTTTCAGCATTTCGGGTGGACTTGATATTTTTAGCTTCTTGGATGAGGCTATTCACATTACGGTTACCATTAGTAAACTTTCTCATAATGGAATTCTTATTCACCTGATTGAGACCAAGTTCATCCAGTCGTGTGTTGAGGTTCACACGCAAGGCTTCCACATTTGCGGAACCCTTCGCTTCTTGGAGCTTGAGGGCTTCCGCCTTGATTGAGTTTATGTTAGCCCCTTCATTTCTGAAACGGCGTAATAATTGATTCTTGTTAGATTGATTAATCTGGAGGGGTGTCAAGAATGAGAGAAGATTTTGTGCCGTCGCATTTTTCTTCTCCTCTATCCTTTTCTGAAGGAGATCATCTGCCATTTTTCGCATTGTATTTGCGTTGACATTGTCAGTGACACTTTTAATGAGAGCCTCTTTATCGGCGGCATTCAACTTGTTGTAGTTTTGAAGAATGGTACGGAACTCATCTTGCTTCTTTGAGAGTTTCTCTGTCTTCTTTTGAGTATTCAATTGACGAGCTTCCTCAATGAGAGCATTGATGTTTGAACCATTTGCACGAGCTCTATTTAGGAATAGAGTTTTGTTTGTGTTATTGAGACCTGTTGTCTTCAAGAACATGATCATCTTTTCTTCATTTGAGCGTACAACATTCGCTTTCTCATCGGCTTTGAGTTGTGCTTCAACTTGAATTTGCTTGAAGTCATCAGTGGCCATTCTTCGCTTGAAAGCATTCTTGTTCGTATTTGAAATATTCAAACTATCCAAGAATGAAGCGAATTGATTTTCTTCTTCTTTAGCCGCCTCGGCTTGGACTACAATATTTTTCCTCTTCCCCTTACCGAGTTGTATTTGGTTGAGGAACTTTTGTTCTCTCTTGAGACCGAGTTGCTTAACTCTGGCAACCGCCAATTCAAGAGCAAAATCTTCATTAGCTGGGATTGGTTTGGTATTATTTATGGGTGGTAACTGTGGTCCTTGGACAAGACCAGTATTTAAGTAGTAACCCAATCCCTTTTCTCCTTTTCTAAAAACATAACCTTCTTTTGAACCTTTGAACTTATTTGCGGCGACAAAGTTCTTGTTTTCCTTCTTACCGAAAAGTCCCGCGAAAAAACCCTTTTTCTCTGGCTTCACTGACTTCACGGCGCTTCTCGTTCCACCCAAAAATTTAGGTTGCCCACCTTTCGCAAAGAGACCACCCGTTGGGAATGTCACTTTTGAGTTCTTATTCTTTGGACGATTCACTCGGTTCACCTGGTTCGCATTGGTGTTCACCCGGTTCACATTGAAGTTCGTGTTCACCCGATTCACATTGGTGTTCACACGGTTCGTATTGGTGTTCACCCGATTCACATTGTTCACCCGATTCACATTGTTCACCCGATTCACATTGTTCACCCGATTCACATTGTTCACCCGATTCACATTGTTCACCCGATTCACATTGGTGTTCACCCGATTCACATTGTTAACATTGTTCACTGCTGTGTTGTTCACTGCTGTGTTTACATTGTTGTTAACAGAGACAACCCGCGTTCTTCTCGCGAACTTGACGGGTTCGTGTACTTTCATGTATCTGAGACGCTTACCAATGGCATCAACAATTTGTGTCTTCGTCATCTGATCAACATTCTTTAGGTCAACCTTGCGAGCAATCCGTTTGAGATCGGCTCTCTTCGTGGATGTGTCAAAAAGTTGTTCATAATCATTTGGCTTCAATGGGGACTTTTTATCAACAAGATAAGTTCTTGTTGAATTCATCACCATTGGTGGAAGAGGCAATTTGCCGTCCTGAATATCTTGGTAGGCTTCACATATCTCTTTCTTTGTTAGCTTAATATCTACCCCGGCGTTGATCTTAATCAATTTCCTAAGGTTTTCTATATCTGCGTCGGGGTCACACGCATTCATTGTTTTATATTAAGTTAACAAAAAAGTGGAGCAAATTATTTAATAGTGTAGTAACCTATATTATACAATTTAACCTTATCTTCATAGGGCATATTGAAGTCAAATATGTTTGTATCAGCTACATTTATTTCAATCATTTTTGTATATTCACTATATTCAACTCTATTTGTGAGAGTTGAACGAATGAGGGATTCCACAAATTGTCGTGGATTATTTATTTCTTCTTGGTAGACCCGATCCATTTTGAGTTTGATACATGTAATTTCATGTGGCTTTTTATCAAGAAAAGGTGCCATTGGGTATTGTTCTTGCGTTCCACCATCTATATAACTCTTACCGTTATATTTACCACACGCAAATATGAGAGGTATTGCCATACTCATACACACAGCATCTATAACCTTCATATTAGGATGTGTATCACGAGAAAAGTAGTCTGTGGTGGAACTATTGAGACAATATGCCGATACATAAATCTTCATATCCAACTCTTCAAATGTGGGATCACATCCACATATTTCAACAAGTTTTTCACGAATAGGTTCTAAATCAACAAAACCAAATTTGTTAAAGAAGGATCCTATGCGTATTTTAACAAATTTGGGGACATCTAAACTGAGAGCCATATCCAAAATCTCATCCACGGACATCCCCAAAGCCAAAAAGAGGGCTAAAATAGAACCCGCAGATGATCCAGATATTTCCTTCACATCTACAAGTCTGGATTCAAGTGCTTTGAGGGTTCCAATCATTGAGTATATACCCATTGAAGCTGGACCCAAGACAAGGTACTTCATCCTCCTATTTAATAGAACTGAGGAAATTGACGACGCAAAAGCGCGAAGACCACCGCGAAAACGATCGCGTGGGTCAAAGCTGCTGGAAGGCTGGTTTGACCGGATCGGAGAAGACCTCCAGAACCTGGGGGGATGGTCAACAAGAGACCTGGGCTCAACGCCAAGAAGAGAGTTGTGGTCACAATCAAATCGGTCTTGGTCAAAACGAGACCCATCGCCTTCGCGACGAGGCTGTACACGAGGAAGAAAACGAGGGCGTGGAAGAAAATAGCCATTTGGTTTGTCTTTCCGTTCGCGATTTTGAGACTGCGCCCGTCGGTGGTCAAAAGAACGCCTGGGCTGAGCGCCAAAAAAAGAGCGGCTGGAATCGCAACTTTTTGGGAGGTAATATCTGGGAGCATGGTTAATATACTCTCACATTATTTTGCTTGGTGTGTTGGTATGCAAACTTAACCCAATGATCAAATGTGGCTCCGGGCATGAACTCATTGTAGAGACCCGTATCCTCAAGGAATTCCTGGATGTGTCTCCAAATGTAAGAGAGGTTGGATTCATAAGGTATCCATACAAAGTCACAATCGTCTGTGTGCTCTATAGAACAGAACTCTGCAAAGTCCGCGAATGAACATTCCGACATAAGTTCATATTCAAGGAAGGCGTCGCTAATCAATTGTTGAACAATTCTCCACAATTCCCAAAGTTCATCTGAGTATTTCGTTTGCCAATCTTCAATACTGAGATAAATGTCATCTTCATATTCTTCTTCATCACTTGGGATAACATCGTATCCCGTTGTAGCTTCGTAGACGTACTGACTCCAAACCATGGTTATTACTTATCTTCCTTCTCGGCCTTCTCTTTTATCCCAGTTAATGAGATTGAAGTTGATTCCTTCACTTTAATAGTATCCTGGATTGCGTTAAGGGCCCCCTCCAACTTGGCTTCGTCACCACCAAAGAACTTGAGGAGCCCCTCCCGAATGGCATCCTTGTTCATACTTCCCTTGCGCACAGACTTGCGCAAACTAATCTTCCCTTTCCTGAGGTTAATGGTATCAATGCCCTGGCCAATCATGTGACTTTTCACCGCCTCTTTGAGGCGCTTCTCTTCTTGGGTAAGGATCTTGATATCAGATTTTGCTTCAGAAAGTTGCTTCGAGAGCTCCACGAGCTTGGAAACGCTGTCGGAGAGTTCGTTAGGTACTGACATTATTTACATAAAGCTAAGATCTAATCTTTAAGCGAAATTAGCACAAAGAACGCATCATGGTGTCTGGGACAATGGTGGAGTTGTTCCAAACGAATGGTTCCTTGGCATTTGGTGGTTCCGCACGGATTTGTTGGTTCGCGTTGCGAAGGGCACCGCCAACGGACTCTGGGAAACCAATTTGTTGGCGTGGTTCAAGGAAGTTTTGACCCGCGAGGATGTCTTCTGGAGCGAACTCACCGAAGTCTTCCGCGGACGCAACTTCGCGTGGGAGGAGGGAAGAGGCGAGACCAGTACCCTTTTCCATGCCACATCCGTTACCTTGGGCTGGAGCCGCGGCGGATGGACCCGCAGCTGGCGCCATCTCAAGCATAGAATATTCGCGTTCACGAATGGAGTAAGCAGACTTGTTGTTCATAGTGAAGAGCAAGTAGACCAACACGGCGACCGCAGCCAGCATCGCGAGGTTTTGAGCACGACCCTTCTTCATCATCTTTTATATATGATAACAATTTTTTTATTGTTCGTCCACGAAGGCATACTCTTCTGGGTATGTGTCCAAGATTGGGTCTGGGTGAACTCTGACCTGGACAACATTCCATGAGGAGCCAAAAGATTTCTTGGCGAACCAGATGCCAGCAAATTCCAAAATGACGTCGCAGGTCTTGCCTGGTTGAACATTTTCAAGGTCAACTTGTTCCTGCTGAGCGTTGAATGCCTTGGTAACTTCAATGCATTCGCCTGTGATTTGTTCGTCGGTCACACTTGGGGTATACGCACCTTGAATGACCTTCTCAGAAAGTTGCTTTCCGAACCAAGCTTCACAGTTTTCTTGAGCAGCCTCAAGGTTAAGTGTGTCAATGTCACCAATCTTCTTAAGGTTCTCTTCTGAGACGAGGTCAAAAACCATGTCTCCTGATACATCGGCAACCTTTACCTTGTTCAATTGAACCAAACACTTTCGCTTGGTATCATTGAGAGCTTTTACGAAGTAGAGTCCGTCATCACCTTTAGCTGGGGCGTTGTACAACATATTATGTGTAAATTGCGTCTCAATTCTTTAACCCAATAAAGGGAATCATAGCGGCCTTCTTTATAATTGAGCGAGGCACCCATTTGTCACGCGCTGGTTTATATCCATACAATAACTTAGTATAGTCAATCCCGGGTGGAATGTTTTTACCCGCAGTTGGTCTGTAGTTGTATTCATTCTTCACATACGACTTTGAGGTATTCTTGACCCACTCCTGTTTGTTGAGGTTGAACCGCTGGTTTCCATGAGTCTTTGCGTAGCCTGGGATGTTTAGGTTTGGCACAGATGTTTTCACACCATACACGAGTTGTTTGGAGAGACGCTCTTCCCGGGGCTTTGTTGTAAACTCCATGTAACGCGTTGGATCCACCTTGGCTGCGAGGGACATATTGACATTACCTTTTCTTCTTGACATGAATCGGACACTTCTTATCTTGTTGTGGGTTTGGTTATATATAGCGTTGATGCTGTCAGATGGACTGATCTTCGCAGTCTTGGTAATCATCTTGGCAAGTTTGTACATACGCTGACGATCTTTCTCCTTTTTCTCCGGGCGAAGACCCAACTTTTGCATCAGGTAGACATCGTCAAGGAGGAAACGCTTTCCAGCGACATAGAGACGCTTATCGTGGACCATCGCACCCGTATCCTTATTTTTGTAGGTGACACCCTGCTTCTTTGATTGGATGGCTTCGTAGCCAAACTCTTTGGGTCTCATGAAGGGAATGTCCAATATACCACCGAGAACTTCTTGTGTAATTCTTCCCTTCTCAATTGAGAAATATCTAAGGTTGAGATCAAGGGCGAAAAGTTCCACATCAATGAAAATGTCACCCTTACCTGGTTCAGCGCCACGCTGAGACTTCTTCTTCTTGATGAGAAGGTAGCGCCGTGTCACATATGGACCATTTTCAGAGAAACCCAGACCAAGGAATCGCCCCAACTTGGTCTTTTTGGAAAGACGCTGTTTGATTTTCGTGTTGACGCGCCTCGCGATTTCACCCAATTTGTTCCACAAAAGGAGCTTGATACCCTGAAGTTTACCAAAGTATTTGTCGTCATATGGAATAGTGGGGATGAACTTTGTGTCTATATCACTCGTAACGAGGCGATCAGCTCTATCCAGATACATATTGAAAGCTTCACCTCCGGAGACAACGAGGTCACCCATGGGCTTGAGGAATTCTGCGAGTTCAGCCGCCGTTCTAAGAACAATGTCACGCACAGAGTCTGTAACAACAGCGTAGATCATCTTTTCAAAATTTTCCTTACCATGAACTCTGTGCACTCTCTTCCTGAACGCAGCAAGGTTATCTGTCTTGTAGTACTTTTCAAGAAGTGGATCGTTGAAGAATAAATTTTTCTTCATGAACCTATTGATCACAGCTTCTGAATAAATTTCAGTGTCCATTATTATATTGCCACATAATAATATGGTCTGCAATGTCATTGAAGAATGTCGCTGCTACGCCTACTCAGACGTGACTGACACCAAGAAGTACCAGTTTTGTGGAGTGCGTAAAGGTCCCAGAGTTCGTCCATGTCCCACAGACTGTTGTCATGGTGGTTGCCCGGGCGATTTTCCAAAGGAACCATTTAGAATTATAGAGAGACCCACTACAGACATGGTTACGGATATGCGAATACCAATCTTAATACTTCTCGCAATTGCTCAGTTACTTGTGATCATTTTGTGACTTAAAGATTAAGACGCAATACAAGGTATAAGATGTCTCTTGAAACTATCCAAGCTGAAATTGCCGCTCTCCGCGCTGATGTTAAGGCTCTCACCAAGCTCGTCCGCAAGGTGAAGAACACCCAAGAAGATCCAGATGGCGAGAAAGCCAAAGGCGCGTGCTGCCAACAACGGCTTCAACCGCAAGCAAGAAGTGACACCTAAGTTGCGCGAGTTCTTGGGACTTGCTGAAGGCGAACTCGTTTCTCGTTCCGAGGTTACCAAGGCGATCAACAAGTACATCACTGAAAAGGGACTGAAGCACCCAGAAAACGGTCGCCAACTCATCTTGGACGAAAAGTTGAAGGATTTGTTGCAACCACCAGCTGACGTCACTGTCACCTACTTGAACCTCCAAAAGTACCTCAGCCCTCACTACGTGAAGCGAGCTTAAAAAATTAACACATTCTAATAATATGAACTTCACTCAACAAGATATTGAAAAGCTTGTTGGTACAAAGATCAAAGATCTGTCTCTGTACCAACGTGCCTTCACTCACAAATCCGCCCTCAAAGAGTATGAACAATTCAATGAATCCTTTGAGACCCTCGAGTTTATGGGTGATTCCGTTTTAGGTTTTATCATTACAAAGTTCCTTTTTGATAGATTTGAAAAGAGACAAGAAGGGTTTCTCACTAAAGCTCGTACAAAGCTTGTTCGCAGTGAAACGCTTGCTGCTATAGCCCTTAAATTGGGTCTCAATAATATGGTTCTTATGGATGAAAAGGGCATGAGGAACAACTGGAATAACAACCCAAAAATCCTTGAGGATGTCTTTGAAGCCCTTGTCGGTGCGATCTACATGGATTTGGGTCTCCTTCACGCAAAGGAATTCGTTCTTAGAATATATAATGATCCCAGGTATATTGATCTCAACGCCATCATGATTGATGATAACTTTAAGGATCACTTAATGCGCTATTGCCAAATCATGAACTTTCAATTACCCGAATATAGAGTTGTGGGACACCACGAGGGTATTTTCTACATTGATGCCTACATAAATGGTCAATTTGGTGGGAGAGGACAGGCAAAGAGTAAAAAGCAAGCCGAACAATTGGCTGCCAGAGCATTCTTTGAACAGCTTAAAAATTACCAACAATAATACATTAACATGCATCCCAATGTCAAAAGGCTGTTGGATTTGGAGTTCGATGAACAGCGATCGGAAGCATGGCTAAAATTGCGTGGCAACATGCTCACAGCGTCAGATGCGGGTACGGCTATCGGTGTGAATAAGTACGAGACTCCAGATGACCTTCTTCGGAAGAAGTGTGGAATCGGCGAAAAATTCACTGGGAATATCTATACCGAATGGGGCACTAAAATGGAGCCAGTCGCCATTCAAATGTTTGAAGAGGAATATGGTGAAAAGGTCCATGAACTGGGGTTGATCCCACACCCAGACTATCCATGGTTGGGTGGATCACCTGATGGTCTTACAGAGAGCAACTGTTTAGTTGAGATTAAATGCCCTATGAGGCGCCGCATTATACCCGGGGAAGTACCCATCCATTATAATGCCCAGATTCAGGTATGTATGCAAGTTATGAATGTAGAAAAATGTTTCTTTGTGCAATATGCGCCATTCGATATTACTTTTCCATTACCAGCAGTGTTTGATGTAACAGTTGTTCCTCGTGACGATGAATGGTTCAAGACTTATCTTCCAGTCATGGACGCGTTTTGGAAGAGAGTTCTCTACTTCAGGGAGCACTTGGACGAGGTTCCAATGCCAAAGGAGAAAGTAAAGAGACCCCGTAAAGCAAAGGAATTACCACCACCTGTATGTGAAGTTCAAGAACTTTCCGATGAGGATATGTATGTTGAAGGATTGAATTCTCTCTATCATAGCAAGCTTGTCCTCCTCTTCATACGAATCACTTTTTGATAAATTATCCTCAGCTAAAAGCCACTGAGAGTTCAGATAGTGCCAGCAGTACTTGTTATCATCGGGGATATTCCACGCCGAGCATGGGATTATCTCATCTATGTGAACCTCATCGCTTTCATTTCTTGGTCGCCCGTAGCGATCTTCAAATGTTTTTGAGAGATATACATACCATTCTTTAGAAGTCATACCAAGGTCATCAAGTGTGTGGGTTGGGTTTGAGGAATTTGTGACGTCCCATCTTCTACCTCTCCTTAAAGACGTTATATGCCCCTGTGGATTACAATCTTTACATCGTGGACGCCGTCTATTGTGTTCGCAGATTTGGCTTCCATTACACTGTTTGCACCACGAACACTGTATATTATGCTTACATATTTGAGAACCCCCACACTGTACACAAAAAGAACGCGTTTTATTGTGTATACATATTTGACTTCCTCCACACGGTTTACATACCGAACGCTGTCTATTGTGTTCGCAGATTTGACTTCCATTACACTTCTTACAGTGAGAACGTTGTATATTGTGTTCGCAGATTTGACTTCCATTACAGTCTATACAAATAGAACGCCGTTTATTGTGTGTACATACTTCTCCACCTTTACACGGTTTACATCGAGAACGCTCTCTATTATGCTCGCATATAGATCCACCAACCTTTAAACCAAGTCGTACTCCTATAGCTTTACATTTAGTATTTGAACATCTATCAGACCTTTTATCACACAAACAATACCAATGTTTACCCTTCTTATAAAACTCTTTCTCACAAGGTTGGCAAAATACCACCTCTTCCATACATTCTTTAATTTCCACGTCTTTAATCTTGGTACTTCTCAATAGTTGACTGCTTTCGGCATCTTCCCAGTCTTCTTTATTTGACGGAGAACTTCTTTGCGCGCCTTGTTGTACAAGAAGGTGGGATCTTGTTTCTTGTCTTCGTAGGTTTTACACTTGAGTTTGTTCAGACATCTCATACCTTTGGCTTCCCATTCATCTATCAACTTTTTATACACCCTTTTTACAACTTCTTTTGTATTGACAACGTGTAAGATGTGTATAGTTGAATTGATAATAGGATCACCCTCGATCCAACCAGCTGTTAATAACTCGTTAACATCTCTAAGCTTTCGTGGATTTCGTTTGATTTCACAATTCAATTTGGTAACCCATTGTTCAAGACCATAGAATAAATAGGTTCCGTCCTTCTTTACACGCTCAACTTCAAGACATGGATATGAGTATTCTTCATATTTAGTGGCCAATTTATCTACTAATTGATCTCTACTTATATGTGGGAGTAGAGACCGACCGTTTGTATCCAGTCTCATTTTGGCTTGACCTATCCAACATGTACCAAGTTCAACATTGTCAAGAATGAAAAATGAAGTTGGGTGGTGATCCATACTCATAGTTGAGATTTTTATTTATCCTGGATAAAAACATTTGTCCTGGAGTTTTTGGGTCATACGAAAAATTCTGTTTCACCTTCCGAAAAAATTTTAAAAAACTATTTTTTTCTAAGAGGGAAACTTTACAACATTTATAAGAACTTTAAATTTTTTTCATAATGGTATATTTGTAATTTTTCGGAAGATGATACAGAAAATTTGGACATCAATATTATTAAAGATAAAATCTACTTTACATGTAAGATGGAAGAAGAGACCGTGACACTTCCCAAACCACCAGAAGGTTACAAATATAGACTGGTTCGTACAGACTATAAATATGAATATGACAAAGATAAAAATAAAGAATCATGTCGTAAATATCGGGAACAAAACAAAGACAAAGTGAAAGAACAAAACAAATTGTACTACGAGAGAAACAAGAGACAAAAATCAAAGAACAAAAGAGACTACAATATGAAGCTCAATAAAATCTGGACCGTCTGTCGGACAAAACCTCAAAAAACTAATTTTTTCTATAGACAAAAGTTCTTAAGATTGTAACAACTTTCTTAAGAATTTTTATTAATAAATTTATAACTTTTCGGAACTTAGAACAGATTCTTGACCACCTAAGTATATCCACCCCTATGTAAAAATCAAACCAAAACCATGAAGATTGAGGAACAGTACAACCGTGCAAAGGACAATTTCAATGGTAGGCTATTCGCACCCTTACCAACGCGAAGGTGTCCTTTGGATGCTCACCATGGAGAACCAAACATCTGGGCCGAAGGGTGGCTTCCTTTGCGACGAGATGGGTCTGGGAAAAAGTGCGCAATTGATTGCTACTATGCTTGGGAAACCGCAAAAAGAGTACTCTCATCGTCGTACCCAAGAGCATTATTACGCAGTGGGCAAATGAA